GTAATGTCGTATCCGCCGCACTTCTTGAGTTAGCCTCTGTTGTGATGTTGGATTGTAACGTAGTATCCGCATTTGCTCTAGCTGTTGCTTCAGATGAAACAGCACTTGTTCTATTGGATACTTCAGTTGCTAAATTTGTTGTCAATACACCTTCAGCCGCTGTTGCTCTAGCAGTTTCAGCATTGATTGCAGAAGTTGAAGCTGTTGAAAGGTTGCTTATTGTTGTTGATAAAGAGCTATCTGCCGCTTGAAATGCCGCTAATAATTCTGTAAATGAATCTAAAGCAACTGGATCAATGTTTGAAAGCATTGAGGAAACCTGCTCGGATAATTCAGCTAAATCTAAACCGATTTCAACATTTAATGCAGCTAAATCAGCAGCAGTTGCTAATGGACGGATTGCTGTTCCATCAAAATACTCAAGGTCTGAACCATTGTAACGGATAGCACCTTGTTTTGTCATGTCGGAATTTGTTCCGATTACAGCATTTACTAATTTTTGGCTTTGTAAATTAATGTCTACAAAAAACTTTTTTTCTTTACTCATTTTTATATTTATTTATTTAGTTACTAGTTACAATAAACAAAGCCTTTTCCAGCTATGTTTAGATTTATTATTACTTGGTTGTTATTGGTATAGTCAACATCCACCTCTATTGGGTCTCCTGTTTCATCGGTTACCAAAACAACGCAATGTTTATTTAAGTTATGATTAACTACCCATGTAGTCGATAATGTTAATTGTTCAAAAACAAAATATTTATCAGTTGTATTAATTACTATTGTTGACCCTTGTATAGGAGCAGCCAAATCATAATTTTCAATAGGCAATCCACATATTCCATTTGTATCTCTTAAAGTCACTCCCAAATTAAGTATGTGACCAGCGCAGAAGTCCGAACCTTTTTCGATAAACTTATTAATATTCGCAGAATCTACTCTTAGTATCTGTTGCCAGTGGCTTGATTTTGTGAACACGTTATAGAGGTCACGAGCAACTTGCATGGTATCACTAATGACATCTATTAAGTTGCTATTGTCTTTGTATTGTTTGTCAGCAATTACGATGAAAAGATTTAAGCTATTACCTGAAGCTTTTAATTGACCGCTTTGGTAATCAACACTCATCAAAGGATATTTCAAAGAACGGTCTTGAATAGCATCTAAAAAACTACCAAAGAAAAAAGAATTAAGTTGATAGTGAGCATTGCTCAAAACCTTTAATTCATTTGATAATTGATTGATACTAAAAATCATATAAAATAAATGTTCGTACTCGTTGATCCTTTGTCTGGAGTGATTGTATTATTTTCGTCACATATCCACCCCTGAAGCTGTGCAAAGGTATAATATAAAGGATACAAAGTGGCATTCTCACTTAAATAATTAATACATCTTTTTCTATAAAATTCAAAATCTTTTCTTAGTGTATCTTCAAGGCGTACCGATTCCGATTCCGATACTGAATTTATATTTTCATCGTTGTTTTTTCCCGTTGTTTTATTTCGGATTTCGTAGGTTGTTTGTTTGACCGCCCTAACATCGCAAGCCGCTACAATAGTTGGAGTGATATATTCATTCAACAAAATTATTTCGTTTGCAGTTAAATTGTTTTCGGTTATTCCTGTAAGCAATCTCTTGAAAAGTGAAGTTCCTAAAATTGGTTCAATCATAGTATCCTGAACTCTTATAATAATAGTTGACAATAAAGTATCGTCCACATTTTGCGAAATAAACCCTAAATTTTTTAAATTATAAGCTGAAATTAAAAATGGCTCCATATTATTTTTTCTTAATTAATTGTTGTCTCCATACGTGTCTACATGCGGGTAATGTTACACCAGCTCTTTGCCAAGCCCCACCTCTATATCTCCATATATTTGAGTCCTCTACAAGCCCTTTGTTTTGGGCTTGCTCCCCTACTTTGTTTATTTCTTCTCTTGAAAATATTTTATTAGCTTCAATCATTTGTACGCAGAAATCTCTTGACGTTGCAATTAATACGGGACCACTCAATTCATCTCGCAAAGCATATTTATAAACAACCTCAAAATTTGAAGCTTTATTATCATTACCCTTGCTTGTAACTTCCCACCCCTTAATCATTCCTTTTGCTTCTAAGTCTATTAATTGCTTAGTCACAAATGAAGCCCCTTTATCAATTGCGGTCACGATGGCTTGATAGCTTTCACCCTTTGAAACCATTGTAATAATCTTCTGTTGGTCAGCACTTAAATCACTAGCGAAAAAATCCTTGAAATCAATCTCGCTTTGTTCATCATACTCGTCTTGTACACGTTCTTTTACAACTTCATAATCCGAAGCATTCCTACCGTAGCCATCAAATAAATTGAAAACATCTGAAAAGTTTTCTTGAAATCCACTTGCAATTACATCTCCATTAATTATCGAAGGTAAGCCAGCCATTGCACGAAGTTCATTTGTTGTAAGTTTTGATATTACAGCCTGAGCAATCAATGGGTTTAAATCAGCTATTTTTTTAGAAACAGTATTCTCTAAATTCCCAGCAGTTAATTTCAAAGGTTTATCAATAAAAAACAATTCACCTGAAAAATCGTTTAGCAAGTATTCAGCATACATAAAAGCGTCTATAATTGTTTTTTGTCGCTCCCCTGCATAGTTGGTAATAAACAAAGAGTAAGCAGTTTCTAATTCAGCACCCCCACCAAGTTGACCAGGCGTTTTAATACCAAATAAAGACGGTGAAATAACTGAATGACCTACCATAATATCGTCTACTATTGATTCTTTTGCCAACAAGTATCTTTGTGGCATATCGTTGCTGTTTATTTGCGAAATTGTAGGCTCTCGTTCCTTACCATCGGAAAACATTACTGTTATACCACCTTGGTTATTCTTAGCAGTAGCACCCTCTTTTAATTCTTTTAAAATATGTTTGCGTTCATCCTCTGAGTTTGGCACGCCATTGTTAACCGATATTAATGTGCCACTTTTAAACGAGTTCACCGCTTCAAAATAACTAAATTGGTTCATCTCAATACTAGCCATGATTGAACTAATCGCACCCGAATAGCTTACTATTGGATAAGTGTTCTTTGTTAATTTTCCAGTTGACATCTGAAACTGTTTAGCCTTTGAAGAAACATAAAGCATGACCTCTTTATCCCCTCTTTGAAAATCGTTTATGTTTTTTATTTTTTTGTAGCCAGTCTTTTCAAATGTTTGCGTTCTGTCCTTCCAATTTTCTGAATAAAAAAAGTATTCTTGATCTTCGCCAATTCTTACAAGCTCCGCACTCACATGGTGCATGTCGTAGAATTTAGATATTGGATTCAATCTAAATAACACGCAAAAGGTATCTAATAACTCAAAATCTTTTACGCAAAAACTTGCAATCTCATTAAAGCTATAAGGGGCGTTGCCATTCTTTTTGATTAGCTCCCACTTTGATAAATCAGCACCTTTATAATCTACACCGTCTGAAAAAATATATTTTGTTTTTGAATTTATTATTCCACCATGAATACTTGAGTTGTAATAAAGCCCTATTAAAAATTGAGCGTACAAATTATCTACACCCCACGAAATCCATTCGTTTTTCCCTGTTATCTCAATAGGTTCTGGAATGTGTGCCTCCCTAAATTCAATCCTTTCAATCATATATTTGTGATGTTATTATAGCATTATAAGCACTCGTTGAAGTTGGCGTTGTTATCACTTTGCATTTTGTTATTTCGCAAAGATTACCAAGTGTATAATCAACACTCCCACCGTTAGGCATTTGATACACCTTTAAAATATAATCTCCAAGTTTTAAAGTCAAATTTGTTGATTCAATAAAGTTAAATAGGTTAAATCTTGATGGCGAAATAGAAATATCAGTTAAATAACATTTGTATTCAACCCTATTTTGCTCCGAAATAAACCTAAATAAATAATTTTTTGGAATATCAATCGTTGTCTTCTCCTGTAGTGTTAGGCAAATCTGATTTGATTGTACTTTTTGGATTATTGTCATCATTTTCAACGAAGATTTCAGGTGCTAAATTAAATAAAAATTCTTTATTTTCATCGTTACAAAGTACGTATTCCTTAATTTTATAAAAA